TATGGCTCGTAAAGCTCCTATGCACGAACAACCTGTTATTATGGATGAATTGTTTGCTAATTACTTACAAGGACCTATGTCTAAAAAGTTCTCTAAATATTTCAATCCAAGAACAGATTTACCAAGACAAGCACAAGTTAAAAATTGGTGGAGACGTATTAAAGATAAAGCTAAAAAGCAAGAAGATAACAACTTCAATTTAGCTCAAAAATTATCTGAAGAAAAATTAGATGGTACTAATATCAACGACCATATCATGAATAACTTTGTATCTATGATACAAGGAAAGCCTGTTACTGTAGGTGGTAGATTTGCTCTTGACAATGAAAAGAGTACAATTACCAAAGAGGATAATTTAGATATTATGAAAAGGCTACGTGAAGAGCAAGCTAAATCAAGAAATAAGCAAAACAAAGCAGATATAAAAATGGTAGAGGCTTTTTATGCTCCTATCAAAATAGATGAGGATAAAAAGGGTACTCTTGTAGATGATTGGGATTTATGGGATAGACCTTTACCAGAAGCGAATGAAGAATTTTCACAAGTTGATGCGTTAGAGAAATTAAATCAAGACATAGAAACTAACATAGGAACAATGTGGGATGATAATTACAATGCCACAATGATGAAAACTACAGAAGTTATAAAACACTTTGTAGAGCAATTTAATAAAGTATCTAACGAAAGAAAATCAGCTGAAATAGAAGCTGTTAAAAATGATCCTAATGCTAAGAAAGTTGATGCTATGTACACTGAAGGTATTAACCTTAATAAGTTTACAGAGGGATTAATGGATTTAGCTTATATGTATGATTCACCTATTGATTTTATCAGAGTTTTAGAACAAACAAATGATATTCATCAAAAAGAATTTATGAAACATCTTAATGCTGAATTTAAACAAGATGCATTACAGAGGTTAGTAACTATGCATTTGCTATATGGAAATACAGCAATAATACCTGGTATCATTCATACTGTTGATAAGAATGGAGAATACACTTCTGTAACAGCTCAATCAGCTAATGACCCTATTATCATTAAAAGAACATTAAAACAATTATCTCGTAAAACTATAGAACAGAAAAATCTATTAGAAGATGCTATTGATATTTTAGAGAGAGGTGATATTGAAACTAGAGAAGTTCAAGAAGCTGCTGCTGAAATAATCAAGTTCTATGGTCATGATTTAAACATTGCTAAAAAGATAATTGGAAATGGATATCTTATTATAAATAAGAAAAACGTTCCTATTGTATCAGCTTTAAAGCAATTATTAAATGCTACTGAACAGGAGATTATTCCTTTTACTGGAAACAAGTCTAATGATGAATTTATGATGGCTGGTACTGTGAGAACTAAGTTAAAGCCTATAAAAGATAGAAATGAGAGAATTATATCATCTATTCTATTAACAGGAAAACGTTTTGGTTCTACAAGTGTTGTTAAGGGGCCTACTGGGAACAATGTTACCACAAGAATGTTTAGCAATCACGCTATTAAATTATTCAATAAGATTGTTGTTGATTTAAAAAACTCTGAATATACTGGTAAAGCTAAGAAAGAATTTATCACGAAATATTCTAATAGTGATAAATCTGTAACAGTATCTTCTTTTAACCCTCTTTTAGAGTCGTTTTATGACAACTTCCATTTGAAAGGAGAGTTGCCTTTAATGGTTCTTGACTTTGGTAGTAAGAATGAAATGTTCAATAAAGCTAAAAATTATAAAGATATGTCTGCTGAACAGCAACTTATCAATGAGTTGTTACAATTTACAGAGAGTATCAAGAATGAAGATTCTAATTATTTAGGCTCTATGGATATTTTAGGGAACTCATCAAGACGTTTATTAGTAGGATTGCCACGTATTGAAAATATACTTACTGCTGATGGCAATTTCAATGCTAAAGGAGCCTCCCATCTTAATAAGATTTTTAGTATTTATGAGTCTTTAAACAAGGATAAGAAAAAAGCAATGGAAGGCATACCTAATAAAATAGGTGCTAACTTTCCTCAATTTGAAAAAGCCATTAAAAAGGATGCTGACAAATGGATAAAATATCTTGCTGAACATTCTGAAAGCTTATCTAAAGTAAAAAGTTTACAGCCATTCTATCAAACTAAAGATGGAACAGTCCTTAATAAACTAACTAAAGAAGGAGAAACTTTAATAAAGAACTTTATCTTTAATAGAGTAGCCAATACATTCTATGTTCACGAAATGATGAGTCCAGGTTTATTTTTAGATGGACTTACCAAAAATAACAAAGGACATGTAGCGCCTGTAATAGCATTAGACCCTCGATTAAGAGTTGAAATGCTACCTATGGATGATGAGTTTAAATTAACCAGACCATTAAAAGATGAAAATGGTAAGGAAACAGAAGCTGCTTTTAGAAAGCGTTTTAAGCAATGGGAGAAAAATGTTATCGTTAGTAATGATGGTATTCAATATATCTTACCAGAACACGCTGATGCTATACAAGCTTTAAATAAAGATTTCAATAAAGGTTATAAGCTATACTCACATACTATAGAGAAAGAGAATGCTTGGTTTGCAAATCAGACTTCTCAAATGAAAGGTTATACCACTGTACTTACAGAAGAAGCTGTGACTAATGGTAATCAACAGCATCTGTACCCTATATGGAAAATTCTTACCAATAGAAATGAGAAGTTTAAAGCCGACTATCTAAAGAAATATGGAGAAGAATATGATCCTAATTTCAGAACTCAAACAAGTGTTGATAGTGATAGACCTAAATACATTCCAATAGTAACACCTGTAAGTGCTGAAAAAGCTGGGTTATTTCATACAAAAGAACTATTAGGTTTAAAGACTAAATTCAGTTTAGAGCAACTTAAAAACCCTGAAGTACAAAAAGAATATGAAGCTTTATTAGATAAACTATACTATACTGAAAGTGGTTTTGTAGGATTAGATGGTTCTAATTTTGGACCTCAACAGATAATGGATAAGCGTTATACACAAGCGACATTCGGAACGCAAGTATTAACGTCTATACCACACGCTAAGAAAGGAGCGCCACTGAATAATGCATTGCGTATACAAGAGCTTATCAATCAACAGAAATGGGTAAACTTTAAAAAGGCTGTTCTTGATGAAATGGCGAGTTATGAAATTGATGATGATTTTAAATACAGTAGATTTATAAGAGAAGCTGCTAATAAATTAAATTCAGACCCTTATACTATTGCGGCTTTAACTTATGGAGAGTTACCTTATTCACCTCACGTTGCTGATTTCGCAGGAAACCAATTTAGAGCTCAAATTATCAGACATGGTAACAATCTAAAAGTAACAGGTACTTATGGACAGACCATTTCAGATATGGGATATAAATTTGTAACTGATAAAAATGTAGAAGGTTTTATAAATAGACCGAATAGAGATAAAACTTATCCAGCTGTAGAACAGTTTATAGATGAGCAAGGGAATGTAAGAAGAAAAAACAATCCTAAAGTATCTAAAGAATATATAAATGGTACTTCAAAGCTAAACTCTTATGGTTGGAAAATTGTCGATGGGAAACAAGTTACTGTTCCATTTGAAATTGTACTTCCTGAACCATTACCTGGAGATCAGACTGTAGCAAGAGAGTCTATATATGATGAGTTTGGCGGTGTTGATAATGCAAGAGGAAAGTTATTACATAGAAATAAAAAAGGTTTTTTAACGAATTTCAATACCTTAAAAAGATTAAAGTTATTACATCCTAATGGTACTGTAAATACAGAAGCTATGGATTTAATGCTTGAAGAAAATGGTATCTACTCATCTCCTGTAAAAAACGAAAGAAATCGTATTGGTACTTATATACCTGGAGAAACAGTAATGCTTACAAGAATACCACATAACGGACCAGCTTTCGTAGGTGTTGCAGAAGTGGTAGGTTTTCACGATACCGGAGCTTCAAATATTATTGTTCCTGCTGAATATAGTTGGTTAGTCGGAGCTGACCACGATGGAGATGCTTTATTTATTTATCAAGCCTCTAAAAGAAAAGATGGTTCTATAGATGAGAGAATGGGAGACTCTTCGGCTGCTAAGGATAAAGGTACTATTAGAGAAGCTGGATATGGAAATTGGAATAAAGCATTTGATATGTTAATAGAACAATGGACAGCTGAAGATATGCGTATAACTTTAGAAACACCATTGCGTTTTGAGAGTAATATGGATGCTATCATAGAAGAAAATAATGAAGCTTTAAATCCAGAGCAATATAAACAACAAAGAGCATTAGAAGAAAAACTAAATAGAGGTCTTATAGACCAAAAAGCTTTTGAAAAAAAGTTAGCTGTTATAAAAGCGGAGGCAGACTTTGTTATTCCTTTTGGTACTGAACATTACACAAAGCAATATAACAACTCTGTAGTTGCTCAACAGACTATTGGTATCGCTTTTAATACGCATAGAGCCTTGAACTTATTAGCTACCTATGAAACAATGTTATCTAATGGTACTGTTAAAGGTAAAAATTCAAAAGGTGAAATAACTGAAAAACCAAAATTAGTAAACATCAATATAGATGGACAAGTAGAGAGAGGTTTTACAGATAGGAATGCAGACAAACCAATAAATAAGAATAAAGGTATTAATTCACGTATTCACTTATCTACTATTCTTGCCAATATCGTATTGGATAGTACTAAGAATGGACACGCTGATGCTTTAAACTTAAACATTAATAGTATTTCTTCAGCAATGATATTAGTGAACTTAGGGTTTGATATTCAGAAAATAGGGTTACTATTTAATCACCCTATGGCAAAAGAATACATAGAGAAACGTAATGAAATGGGGAATGACTATTTGGAAACTGGTAGTTATAAGTCTATAATTTATAAATATAAAGAGAAGTATGAAAATACCTCTTTAGAGATCTATAGCAATCCAAGTGAATTTAGTGTTACTGTAGACCCAAAGTCAAATCGTTATAATAGTGATGAAAATGGATTTGCTATTCTAAGACTGATGCATTATTTATCCAAAATAAGTGATGATATTTCAATCATAACTGATATTACTTCAGGTCATAACAAGATGGAATTAAATGTATTTGCTTTAGAGAAGCAAGTAACGGATCTAAATGCTTTAATAACTAACAAGAAGCGTGAAGCTGAAATGGTTGGTAAAAAAGAAGGAAAGAAAAATTCTACTCTTTATTTTAGAGAGAAATCTGATTTAGCTGAAAATTCAATAGAACCATTAATTATAGATAGTCCTGAATTAAAGCATTATAAGAGAATGGCTTTAGAATTTATCAAGCATCAAAGACGTTTGAGTATTATTGAAAACCCTTCTATTAGAGATATTATTACACTTGTAAAAGATAAAGTGACAGCTTCTGCTTTAAGTGGTAGAGAGTTAAAGCATTTTTCTGAATATCTTGTTCCTTTTATCTATGGTAGATTGTTAGGTGTTAATAATATTGACGTATCAGAGATAAATGATATTTTCCAATATGAAGATGAAATTGCAGTTGGAGAAGATGCGCTATTGCCATTAGCTACAGAGTTGAAGAATTATGCAGAAATGTTAGATGATGAGCTACATACTTATTGGGAAGACCCAAACAATGTTGGAAATAAAGATACTGATTATACACGTTCTCGTTTATTCAAGCAAGGTATCATTATAGAAGCTGGAAAAATAAAACTAAATCCACAAGTATTACAACAACATTATACGCACCCTGATAGAATAATGCTACAGAATGAATTTTCTGAATTGCCATTAGCCTTACAACGTAAATTAGTATTGTATGATTTAGTGAAAAATGGTTGGAATGGAGAAGAGTCTTTATATCCTATTTTCCCTTATGATATTACATCTTATATAACTTCAAGAGCTAAAATGTTTAAAGAAAATGAAGAAGAATTTGCTGATAATATCATTAAAAAAGCGTACAAAAGAATACGTGATTTAGAATCATTAGCGGCAGAAGAAAATGATATGAACTATTTGCCAAGTGTCTTTTTAAATAAAGAGCTTCCAAATTTAACAGACGATCCAAGCTCTAAATCTTTTGAAGAGTTGTATAAAAAATTAGGGCACAATAAAGCTGTTACCAATAGGATAAATGGTAGAGAAAACTTTAGAGTAAATGTATCTTATATCAGTGGTGGTAAGAGAATAAATAAGGTTATCGAAATTAATGCTATTGGCCCTTATGTTACTAAAGATGATGGTATAACCGAGTATAGTGAGTCTAAAGCTAAAGATAATGACGAATGGTCAGCTATAGCAAGAGATTTAATAACAAGTAAAACAAGTAGAGGTTTTAAACTTGTTGGAGAACCTAAATTAGAATTATTAGAAACAAGTAATAATGTGCCTAAGAGAGCTCATATGATATTGATTAATGATAATTCAACTGATGATAATGGTGGTTTTATAAAAGATGATGGTGTAGTTCCTAACATATTGAGTAAAGAGGCTATTGATGAAGATGCTATTTTGCAAGAAGAAAAGAACTCTAAAAAAAAAAGTAGTGTCGTAGGTAGATTTTTTAAAGATGATTACTATAATTATACAAGAGAGGACTCACTAGACCAATCAGAACTAATGAACGCTTATGAATATAAGCAATCTTTAACATACATTCAGGAGGCTCGTATTTGGCTTAATTATCTAAGAGATAAGAAAAAGACAAACAGCTTCCTGGAAAAGTATAAAGAAGGAGAATTTAAAAAGCATCTACAAGATATAGATACTGAAGAAGTTTTAAAACTTTATAACACTTGGGGTAGATATGATGCTTATGCAGCGGCTAACATTATGGTTCCTGTTATGCTTGAACTTACCCAACGTGCTTCCAATGAACAATCAGCACTTACTAAAGTACAAGAAGGTCAAAATGATATTGGTGTAATCAAAGCTTGGTTTCAAACTAATAACATAGACTCTACACATCCAGCAACACAAGCTGTACAACGTGAATTAGAGACAGAGTTTAAAGGCTTTATGAATGAACGTAAGAAATATCTTACGCGTATCAATGATGCTACAGAAAACTTATATGCTGAAAAATTCAATTACAATCCAGCTAAAAATAGTTTCATAAAGAAAATACAGAGAGCTGCAGTATTACTATTTAAAAATCGTGATGATATTTACCGTATTCTTTATGGCAATATTATTACTACAGAATATCGTACAGAACGTGGTAAAGACCAAAAACGATATGCATTATTATCTGATAATATCTTACGACAAAAATTAGCTAATAATGAAATCACACAAGTTGAATACAACTTTGCTAAAACATTTCGTGAGATCACTAATGAGTTAGACCCAAAGATAAATGACGATAAATATATTGGTGGAGGAATACCAGCGATTGGTATGGGAAGATTAGAGTCTTTTGGTAGGAAAGGACTATTAGGTGTCTTAATTAACTCTCGACCAATAGATGAGGCTATAGGTGATGTAGAGTTAGAGTTTGAAGGTCAATTAATGAGATTTAAACATATAGAAGATATCTTTAGACAAGATAAAAAGAGCAGTTGGAAAACTAATAAAGAGTATATACAACTTCGCAATAAAGCAAAGAAACTCTTTAAAGTTAAAAAGAATGAAGATGGCTCTATGTTTAAGCATGAAGATGTGTTCAACCATACTATCTTAGGTGATGGAATGGTAAACAACTTTGCGAATGGTGGTTGGATAAATGCAGACCATATGGCTTCATTAGATTTAAACAAAGCACTCTCTGATTTTACACATACTCAACTATTCATTACAGGTAATAAGAACTTTAAAGGTTTTAAAGCACTACAAGCTACTGTAGATGGACTTTTATTACATAACAAGATGAAAGGCTTTGTAAACCAAAACAAGTTCGTTAGAAAGGTTTATAAGGAGTATTTCTTAAAAGCTAAGAAATTACAAAAAGACAGTTCTGGAGATAGAGTGATAGATGCTATTGTTAGAGGAAACCTATTATACATAATGGGTTGGAAACTATTAGCAGTAGGTAAAGGAATGTACACTATTGGAAATGTTGTAGTAGGAAAGTATAACAACATTAAAAATCAAGGTGGTAAAGCCTGGTTAATGGGAGAGAGTAGATTTTGGGGTAAACATAAAAAAGCTATGGGTATCTTAAAAACTATAAACTTTACAGATGCTAATTTCTATGACGATGTGAACTTACAATCCTCATCAGGATTAGATTCTATATTTACTGATATTGCTCTTTGGCCTATGATGGCTTCAGAGAAATGGATTCAAGGTGTACACTTTTTAGGAATGTTATCAAAAGAGCAATATGATAAATTTGATGAAAATGGTAACTACAAAGTAGGAGAGACTGAAATAACAGCACAAGAGCTTACTAAAATGGAGAATGAAGTTAAGAACTCACATGGTAAAGGTTACACACCTACAGACCAGAGATTGATACAACGTTACTCTTGGGGTAGAGCTATTATGCAGTTCAGTCGTTTTATACCTACAATGGTATATGACAAGTTTGCTAAAGAAGATGTAAATATCTACGGAGAAAAACATATTGGTAGCTTAACAGCTGTATGGGAAATGATAGCTAAGTTTACAGGTGGTGAAATACCTATCGGTCAACTTGGTGCTTACCGGGCAGGATTAGAACCTCAAATAAGAGCTCGTTTTGATGCAGGACTAAAAGGATTGGCAATGATTTCTGTAGCTATTATAGCAGGAGAAACTATGAATTTAGGTGTAGCAAGAGAGCTTACTGGTGATGCTAATTATTTAGTAAATACCAGCAAGCTTGAATTTAAAGCTATGCCATCTTCAGTAAGAACAATTTTAAATATGCTAAGTGGTCTTGCACCAACATCTGATGCAGTAGCTATGGAAGGGAAAGGATTATAATTTCTTCCATTTAATATTTTTAGCTTCCCTTTTAAGCGCCTCATCAAAAGCTTTTCTTTGTTGGGGCGTTAAATTTTCATCTAATTCTTTCCAATAATTTTTAGGACGATTTTTAGAAAGTTCATTCATAAGTTCTTCTAAATCTTTTATTGTCGTTATATATTTTTTCTTTTTAGTCATAATTTATAAATTAGGTGGTGGAGGTGGAGGCGGTGGTGGTGCCATTCTTTTTGGTGGAGGTGGTGGAAACCTTATTATCTTTTTTGGTGCCTGTACAATATTGTTTTGCCTCTCAATTTCAGGCTTGACTTTCTTCTCATAAAGAAGTTTATAGAGTTGATGTATCTCATACCCTAAATACTTTTGGACAAACGGTTCTTTTTTTGATAGTACAGGTCTTTCATATCTATATTGATAAGCTAATCGGACTAAAGGCCAATGTTTGCTATAATTATCTATATGTGGATATACCTGATATCCATATTTTAAGCATATAGACATTATCTTGACTTCTTTTTTTGTTGCAAAGTAATGAGCTTTAGCCTTATTAGCCATTGTTTATAATTTGATTTTAATTTGTTCTTCTGGTAAAGGTATTTCACAAGTAAAGATTTCCATTGCTAAACGTCTACATTTTTCGTGGAACTCTTCTTGATCTGTAGTACTATTCTCTTTAGTGCTTTTAGACATTCTTACATATTCTCCTGTATCTGTATGCTTTTCTTCATAGTTACAATTGAACTTTAGAAATTCGTGAACTTCTTGTGCTGTAAGATACTCTCCCCATTCTTGCTCTAACAACTTCTGCCAGATAACAACAATAACACCAAAGTAATATCTGTTCTGCTTAACGCTACGCTCTTTACTATTGACTTTAATAGTTAGAGTTACTGTCTTGCCATTAAAAGAAGTGATAGCTTCTCTAATACGATTAATATTACGAGAGAAGCTACCATTCTTTATTTCAGTTATGATTTCAAACTGTTTCATTACACTAAGTCTTCAAATTTTTGTCCTTTTAATAATGCTACCATTTTTAATGCAAATTCTTCACTCACATGAGGTCTATGTAATGGAACTCCTATTGGTTGTTCAAATTTGATTGGTTGCTTATGCATTTCTTCACTTGCTTGTTTAAACTCCAAAGATTTAAGTTCATCATACGGTGCTACATATATAACAAAATCTTTGCTCACATATATAACTACATTGGCTTGTGTATTATAAAACAAACCAGTATGTGGATATTTCTCTTTAAGATAAACATCAGAGACATCTATCTTACTTTCATGAATTTCTATTTTCATTATTCTTTAATATTTGAAACGATAATATTTGTTACATAAATATCATCATTAAGTTTATAAAAATTAACATCATAATTTATTTTCATTGGAATATTCAAGAAGTTTACAAAAACAGGATAATAGTTTTTTATACCTAATGACTTCGTAAATTCATTCAATGTATTCTCAAACATATCTTCATGTTCTTGTATTAATATCTTGTTGCGTTCCGAAAAATAAATAACCATTAGTAAGTAGTTTTCTTTAGCTTTAAAATTCTACCTGTTAGTTGTCCACTTACAAGTTCTACGCTATGAATAGCGAAATCTTCTGTTACTTCATTATCTTGATTTAAAACGATAACTCTGTCTACTTTTGATAAGTCTATTTTCATAATTTATTGTGTTATAAATAAGGTGCAATACCAATATCTGTTACTACTACTTTTTACAATTCCTATACCTATGTAATCCCATTCAGCATTAAGCATATTCTTTCTATGGCTTTCACTTTTTACCCAAGCATTAAATACACCATCAGGACTGTTATAGCCAAAACCTATATTCTCTCCTACACTATCAGCACCAAGCTGAATTAACTCATTAGCTTCATCTACCCATTGTAAATGACTCAATTCATTTTGAGATATCATTTCAAGGCATCTTAGTTTAGATAATTCAGTAGCATAGCTATCAGCTTTTAATACCTTATCAACATTACAGTCTTTCCTATAAGTATTAATAAGTGTAAATAAATGCTGTTCTAAAGTTCCTAATTTAGCTGGTATGTAATGATAGTCAAGCCCTTTTGTAAAAGGATTGTTTCTTGACCTAAAAGTTACATATTGATAAATTACAGCTGTAGCAAGTGCGATACAGAATAAGGTAATAATTATAATAGCAATTGGACTCATATAGTGTTTTTTAATAAGGTTTCTATTTCTGTTTTTTGTTTGTTTACATAGGCTAACATTGTTGTTACTGGATATTTAATCTTTCGTAACTGTTTACCACCATCAGTTAATAAATAACGTTGAGGTGTAAAGGTTTTAATAAATAAGGCTGACTTAAATCCTGTTCCACTCATAGGCATAGGAACTACCTTATTGATATAAATTCTACTCCTATCCCAAAGTATTCTATTCTTTAAAGGAAAGGTTATACTTGAACTTACTTTGCCACCTTTACGTTGTACGCTATTGGTTGGCTTAACGTCTACATATGATACTATTGGATAGTCATCATTTTCATCTGTTTGCTCATGTTTATTTTTATGAGCTACAAAAACAGGTCTTCCGAATTGAAATATTTCTGATTCATTTATTTCTTCATAAAATAGATATTCAGCTTCTTTATTCCAATATATTTTATAATCATATGAATACTCAATCTTTGGAAATAAAGCAAAAGCTTCTATCTCTTTTTCTTTCCTTTTAAAGCGTTTGTAACGCCCATATTCTGCTATGGGCGCTACTAAGAACACTTCTGTTTCTCTTTCGAATGATTTTATATAGCCTGAACTTTGCATTTCTAAAAGCCACCATTCAAAATAGGTTTCTATGCCATTAATTTCCGTCTTCATTATTCAAGAAGTTTAAGATTTTAAGCATATAATTTCCTAATCCAGCTACTGCTGAACTTTTAGCTTTTTCTTCTTTTTCACAAGTAGTAGGTAGTTCTCCTATATATTCTATAAGAGCTTCCATAGCACCTTTAAAGTTCTCTCCAAAAGTAATATCAGGACCAGGAACTTGTGGTATATCATCGTCAATAACTGGTGCTATCATTTCTTTTATACCATAATTCTCTGTGCTTTCAATTTTCTCCTTTGCTTTTTCTAATTCAATTTTCTGATGTATATCATCAATCTTTGAATTAATTAATCGCAATGAAGTTGAAATAATACCATTGTATGAGGCTTTTAAGTTCTCTACTTGGTCTGGTAACAATGTATTAATATGTTCTTCAGGTAAAGAAAATTCAGAGGCTTCAAGTATATGTTTTTCATTATCCAATGCTTTTATAGAATAATGGTCTATCTTTTCAATAGTAGCATTTAATATCTCTTGATATTCTCTGCTATACTTTCCAAAAACATTAGAGCGTTCTAAAGCTATCTTTTGTTCTGTCGTTTCCTCACTAAGCTCTGCTATCTTCGCTGTAGTTGCTGCATTCTTTTTAGCTAATGCTTCTTCTTTCTTTCTTTCTTCCTCATCTATATAAGGCTTAAATTCAACGTCTAAATACTTTTCTTGTATTTCCTTAGCTTCCTCTAAGAAAGTCTTCTCTATACGGTCTAAATCCTTTCCTGTGGCAAGTAAAGGTGCTTTGATTTCTTTCTTAGCCTTACGTGTACTCGCATTAAATGAACGAATAGTAGCTTTCGCATCTTTATACTGCTGAATAGTCTCTGCATTTTCAGCATCGTATTTGATAGCTTTAAAGCCATCAATAATAACCATACTCTCCACTAAAGGATTTAGTAGGTTCAATCCACTTACCTTTAAATCTTTGGTAAGTTTGGTTATTAACTTCTGTGTAGAAGGTGGTAACTTTTTAAATTCATCTGTATTAATTACAGTGATCATAGTTGGTTCTTCATTTTTGGACATTATATTCTGCTTTTAATAATTCCTCTTTTATTGTTTTTAAATCTTTGATATACGTTTCCATTGTTAGCATATTATCTGTATGTAGTTCGTTCATACGTAATCGTATAATCTTTGCTACTGCGTTCTCTACTGAATTGTAGTACCCTATAATTTCTGTAATAGGTATGTCTTTATCATTTCTTCTACCTGTGGCAAATTTCAATGTATGATTGTAATTATCAACTTCAATGAAATATGAACCAAATTCTTTAGCTGTTATTATCATTTTTGTAGTTTTATCATTTCTAATGTATCGAATGCTAATTGATATTTACTTTTAAAATAAGTACCTCTGTTCAATCTTAATTTAACAAGGTTCCAAGTTTCTGTAAATCTATCTATACCCTCTGTAAGACCATAGATATCTGTATAGGCTTTAAGTACAGCTGTATGATAATCAGATACCTTAGTATTTGTTAATAACTCATATACAGTTATCTCACCATAAGACTTTAATCCTCCTATGTTATCAACAGTGTCACCTAAAAGCATCTGTCTCATTAAAAATACCCAAGCATCTTTTTTAGATATTTCTTTAAATTCACCTTTCTTCATATCGAAATGTGTACCCGGACATTGCTCTGCATCTTTATCTTCTGACAAGATAAAAGTATCTTCATCTTGTAGCATAGATATTAAATCGTCTGCTTCTAAATCTTTGAATAGAAGTGTTGGATATCGTTCCTTAATGTATTTTATAACACTAAACTTATCATCTTCTTGTTTCTCATATAAGAGCTGACTGGTTCTGTTTCCTTTATACTTTTTCTCATAAGCAACATTATATCTGTATGTATGCTCTGTAACACCTGAAAAACAAAAGATTAGTCCTTTAGGGTTAAACCAATCCAATAATCTATCTATCTCTTGTTGAGTATAGGTAGCTATATTGTTAGTGGTCTTATCATAAATTTTAATCTCTTTGCTCTCCATTTCTTTAAGAACTTTATTGATAACTCTATACATAAAATCAGCATCTATAAGTCCAATCTTATTAATCATCAAAGGTGTGTGCATTGGTACTATGATATCCATTGTCTGATTTTTACAATTACATAAATTATAAGCATAGGCAACCAAAATACATAGTCTAATAGTAATGTAATAAAGTTGCTTCTTGAATAGTCCATAAAATGACGTTTACGTAATAAAGGTTCTGTTTCATGATGTATTAATACTCCGATTAATACATAGATTGCTACATATATAATGATATTAATAATCATTCGTTACTCGATTTATTTCCTGAATACATTGTATTGTTTTCATTCTTCTTGTTTTAAATTGATAAGATTTCATCTGTTGGATAATTTGAGGTGGATTATCAGCTTTAATAGTTGGGATAACTGTTTCCCTATTGCTCTCCATATCATTCATAATTTTGAAGTAAGCCAATATAGAAATAGACTGATAAACGTTTCTTGCTTTTCTTGAAGTCGCCCATACTCTACCTAAACTACCTAATAGAATTAACCCTCTTAATATTTGCATAGAATTGTTGTTAAAAATGAAGAGAGGCGGTAAGGAAAATTGCTGTAAACCTTACCCATTGCTCAGGCGAGACCTCTCTTCAAAAGTTAATTAAAATGGTACATCATCTTCATTTTCATCTACCATATCTAATGTAGGTGCTGAAGAAACAGGAGCTGTTGGTGCTGCTGCTGGTGCTGGTGGTGTAGCAACTTTAGGTGGCTGAATTATTTCCATCTTACCATGTGCTACTAATAAATCATCTGTCCAATTTGAAGCTATATATTCTTCATATGTGAAATCAGTTACAAGCATTTGCTTGATAGGTTCTGTTGAAGATACAGGTGCTCTCTGAATAGGTGGAGCTGCTTTAGGTGCTTGTCCTGTACCATTATTAGTAAATTGTTCTCTTGTAGCAAAAGCACCACCATTATTTGCGTAACGTACTGCTTCCTCACTTTCTTTTATCATTTTTTGAAGATAATCAGGTAGTTTAGTAAACTCTTCAGTTCTAAAACATTCTCCTTTTTCATCAATCATAAAAGATAATAAATCATTAGTTCTCACTACTGATTCCCAATCAAAATTATAAGTTGTTCTCAACTTATCAGTAAGACCTTTAATACTTCCAATGTTATTATAAATAATAGTTGGGTCGTCTTTCTTTGGTCTATTTATGATATCAACAATAAATGTTCTACCTAAATATTGACCTATACTCCAACCATTTTTGTATTCGCTTTTAGGTACAATTCTACCTTCTGCTCCATCAATAATCTTGGTCTTTAAGTTTGAGGTTTCCCCTAACATAAAAGTGTACTCTTGGCTCACTACTGTTGAGCGTGCTTCTGTATCTCCCTCATTAAATAATTGCTTTAATAAAGGAAATTCAAATATCAATCTCACTATACGTGAGCTTTTGTCAAAGTACTTATTGTACTGTGTTCCACAATCAACTATGGAATATAAAATACCAGGATTTGGTCCTGCTTCTAAAACTTGTTTGTCTAATCTCTTCTTTGAAGAATTAGGTACTATAAAATCATTTGCGTTCATTTCTGTACTGTTTTTAAATATGAATATAATCGTTTACTTGCATTGAGTCTAAAACCAATCAATATGGAGAAATAACTATGAATGCGAATTTTGCTCTTTTTTCTTTTGGATATTATTTGTGTGTCTACTTCATATAAGATATTGTTTAAATAATTAGTTATTACTGTGTATGCTACTATATAGCTAACATTGTTAGCCTTAGCCGTATCAGTTACGTGCCTAATGAAGTCCTCTTTTAAAAAGACCTCATTAGTTAAGTAACTGTAACAATCGGATTGTGAAGTAAATTTTCTGACATTTTTACTTTTGTCTTGTGATAAGTCTTTAATGTACATTAATAACAGACTTTTTCTGATAAGAATTTCTTCAGCTTTTTAGGTACTCTAAAGTATATGTAGTATTTCTTTGGTGATGTAACCATTACATCTTTCTGAAAGTTTAAATACTTTTTCTTCTGTCTTACTTTTATTAGAATAGTACCTAACTCTCTAAATGTAATATGAGTACCAAACTTTATCTTTTCTAACATACTGTTTTCCACAAATGCTAAAATATCTTTGCTTTGTTTAAGAGAAAGACCAAACTTTTCTGATACTTCTCTATTAAATTCTTTAAAATGCATATCTGATTTTTTAACAAATATAAACAAAAAATAGAAACAACACCATAGTAGTGTTGTTTTAATAAAAAAAAACAACTACCTTTGGCTCGAAGTTCTACAAAATGTGAGATAATCACTACTTCATTAGATATATAAAGAGAGGCTATTTGGATATTAAGCCTCTCTTTTTTATTCATACTTACCACTAAAATTATAACTATTAATAGTCATATTAATAGGATTAATAAACAAGTGAATAGTAGTAGTTCCAATATCTCTCCCCTTACCTATAATAAACTCCGTATGGAACAGTTCAGAGAAACCAGGTGTTTGTCCTTTCTGTTCATCATAATAAGCTTCTCTATATAAGAATGCTACAATATCAGCATCTTCTTCTATACTACTTGACTCTTTTAAATCTGATAGTTTAGGTCTTTTATTCTCTCTGTTCTCTACTGCTCTACTTAATTGAGATAAAGCAACAAAAGCAACATAAAGCTCTTTAGCTATAGATTTCAACTCTCTTGTAATAATAGTCACTAATACTCTTAGTTCCATCTTATCAACACTACCAGTTCTTTGTATGTAATCTAAAAAGAATAGCTTAGTATTAAACTTAGCTACATATTCTTTAGACTTTCGTACTATGTCCTCAATAGTTCTGATTTTATCATCAATAACAAGATTTGATTGCTCTATATACCTATCAGCTTGTATTACTTTCATCAATTCATCATTAGACAGTTCCCCTTTTTTTATTCTTTTGTATTCAATACCAGTGATCAGTCCAATCAATTTAGATTTCAACTGATTACGTGCCATTTCTAATGAAAAGAATACTACGTGATTACCTTCCATTGCAGAGTTCCAAGCTGATATTAAAGCATAGGTAGTTTTACCCATACCTGGTCTTGCTGCTATGATAACTAATTCGCCTAAAGAATAACCGCCTGTAAATGAATCAATAGCATCTACAGAGGTAGTAATACCTGTAGACTTACCTTCTGATTTATTTTTAACCTTATTACGTATTTCAGTTTCGTAATCATTTTCTTGTTGCGTAGTAATATTAACAGTTAACCTATTATAAAGTTTATTATAGGCACTAATAATATTATCTCCAACTTGAAGTACATCTCGATTGTTCCAATTCCCATAAAGCACATCGTAGGCTTTATGGTTCCAGAAATCAAATAACACATATTGTTTAAGCATCATTATGTGATGCTCTAATAGTACGTGAGAGTTAATTCCTTTTTGTAGAATATCAATAACTTCATACTCAAAAGTCTTTGCATTATTAAATCTAAACTTATCAGGTCTAAATTGACAAATAGTAACTACTGTTGGTATAATGCCATTCTCATAACATTCTAATACTGCTTTAAAAATAAATTGGTGAGTAAAAGAATGAAAGTCTAATATAGTAAGGTTGTGTTTTAGAACAAGTTCTTTAACACCACTCTTATTATCGGCTCCTATAATACTTGCCAATACTTGTATCTCAATATTTATCCTATGATAGACATCATAATTTTTCTCTGTTTTTTCCATAATCTATGCTGATTTTAATTTGACTTCTTTTTGCTTTGCTATCTTCTTGATAGTTCTAAGGTTCTTTGTAAGAGTAGCTATAATAGGTTTATTATACCTTGATGCTTTATTGCCTAAACCTCTGGATTGAACTATGGTAAAATTCTCTAATGAAACTTCTATAGTTTCTTTAGGTTTTCCTTTATAGTAACCACAAAGTAATAGTGCATCTTCTTCTCTATGATATCCATTAGTATGAATACAATGCTTAAAAAGATTACCTAATTTCTCTACTTCATCTACAGTTTTTATAACTGTGATCATTACATCTCCATTTTTAAATTCAAGTTCTTTCCATCGTTCCATACGTTTACTATACCACTCTTTATCTTTACGTAATTTTTCAAGCTCTGCTTGTTTACGTTCTTCATCTTTCATTCTTCTTATAGCTTCATATTGCTTTTGTTTTTTCTTGACATAGACATTATGAGCTTCTTTAAAGTTCTCTGGACAAACATATTTAGGACTTCTTAAATCTTTACCAAATTCTTCTAAAAGCTTTAAGTAATCTAAATAATTTTCCATTTTCTTTATCTTATATTTATTTCTAAATACTATCTTAAATGAAGACCAATATTTCTGTATCTGCTCTCTTCTGTAGCTATAACAACAAGTTTGAAAGCCATCTACATATCCAAGTTTTAGCAATGTTTCAGCTATTGGAAAAGTAAGCAATAACCAGAACGTAGTAAACGGTGTAATATTATCATCGTATTTTTCAAGACCATTTCTTTTAATGATAGGTAGATATTTAATACGTGGATAAGTATAGTTTACATGTTGGTCGTGTGCATTGATAGACTTGTTATTCTTTAGAGAGAACTCTCCAAAAAATCTACTACCATACCAACCAGCCATTCTACCATAACCAATGATAGCGTGTTTACCTTGTTCGTTAAGATATATTCTTGAATTTTCAAAAATCCAATAAACACCTTTCTCTTTCGTTTTGTAGGTACATCGTATTTCAAATAGTCTGATAACTTGATACTCTTTGAAAGTTGTTATTATTCTGAACTCTCTTGTTTCTCCGTATGTTCTATGTTGCGTTGAAACTATTTTTAGTTTATGCTTACAGTTAGGACAGTTATCACCCATTACTTCATCTTGCCAACCTTGTGTAGTATGAACTTTATATACGTGACCACAATGTAGACAATGGATATTTCCTGACTTATTACGGAAAGCAACAAAGCTATGTGCGTTCTCTCTGGCCCACTTCATTTGGGTTTGAGTTATCTTTGGTAGCTTTTTATCTAAAGCCACTATCTCTCTCTGAAATTTAGTCTTTGCTTGCATTAGAATAAAGTAGGTTCGTTATCACTTGATAATGTTGAGGTTTTAGGTGCCTCTGGTTTCTTTAACATTTTATTTCGTTCTTGTTGTATAAGACTGTCGATAGCTTTCTGTTTAGCTTCAGCTTTTTCTTCTTCTGTAAGAACTACTACGTGATTAACAACAACACTACCATTAAATGCACCACCTATTTCAATATTATCTTCATCGTAATAATGATAAGCCATATTGAATATCTCACTATCTTCAAATCCATTACATCCACTTTTCTGAACTTGATTTAGAATATAGGTAATACAATCATCTATATTCTTTTCTTCATTTTGAAATCTAACCTCAAAGAAAGGATCTTCGGATGCTCTTTCATTTAAGTCTTTTAGAATTGCTTCCTTAAACGCTTTCGTTGTTTTCATCTTCTATATCTTCTATTGAATTATAATCTTCTATGTCTGTCATTTCATAGTACTTGCTAAATTCTTTAGCAAAAGTTCTTGATAATTTGTTCCTGTTTACTTGGTCTGCTTTTTTAATAGCATATCCAATTTGTCTGAAAAAACCACCACCGTACTTAATCATATTGTTAGCAATATAGTGGTACTCTATCGGTTCCCAATGTTTCATATCAATTGACAGCTCTTAACTGTTTTTGTTTTACATACGTGACAATAACCTTTATCTTGGTCAGGTTCATATTGATAGACAGCATTACAGCCATCATTCATACATATACCAGGAACAATACTTCTCAACATTGTTTCCATTAATAGTTCATCAATAGTTCTATAGCCTTGCTCTCTGGCTATCATTTGTAATTTACTCATTGTTTTGCTCATAACTTTTCATTTAAAAATTCACATATTACTCCTGCTACAATATCGTGTCTATGCGATATTGGTGCTATATAGACTTTCCATATAGGTTTCTTCGGGTCACTACTGATATTCTTTTCTACAACATCAGCTGACCATTCACGTTTTTGAACTCTATACCTATTCATTTGTAAGTTGATATTCTTCTATGTTTCCTGAAATAACATTTTCAACTAAACATTCAATTAATAGTTGTGTAGGTTCGTAATCATAACAAGCTATTCCTATATCTTCCAATAGAGCTTCTATTTCCCATCTATCTAATTTACGTGCAATATCACATATACGTTGCATTTCTATTTCTTCTGTTGTCATAATCTATATTTTACTTTAGCTATTATTTTATTATACATTTCATCTTTATTTTCTCCAGGTTCATTTTCGAAATATTCTTCTACTAATGAATTAGCATGTTCTTTTAATGAAGAGATTACCCATTCTGATAATTTTTGGGTTACTAAATCTTTTACTGCTTCTGTCATAGTTTTAAGGATTTGATTGCTGTTAGTTTTGTTTTGTCAAACCAATGATCGCCCGGCTTACCTTTGTTATCTTGAAAGACTGATATCTTTAAAACGATATCATCTACAGAATATTTGAATATCCATACATTAATATTCTTGTATATACCTGCTCTTTTAGTAATAACAGTTTGTAAAAAATCGTGAGAATTTGATTTTGAACTCCCTACTTTGATTTTGATTTCTCCTGTTTGTTTGAAACCAAATGATTTGTCTGATTTGTATTTACATGCTGTAACATCAAGCCAGATTGGATAACTTCTGCTCATAATATTTATTGTGTTTTAAAATAATGTTTGTTGTCCTAATGGCATAGAGTAATAACATTCAGGTGCGCCATAAATACCTGTACGTTTATCTTCAAGTTTTACTAACTTTTTATTAAAAGCTAAATTGCTTAATGCACGTCTTATTGACGTTAGTGGAACACTAATATTATTAGGGTATTTCTCCCAAACTAATGAAGCTGATAACTTAATATGCTTCCTCATTATGTTCATTACTATTTCTTCTTGCGATTGAGTTTCTTTTACTCTTACTTTTACTACCTCTGGTTTTTCATTGGTAGTATTGTGAAACGATTTACTTTCCATAATTAAGTTGTTTCTACGTAAAGAACAATATCTTGATTGTTACTCATTTCTTGTTCTAATATTTCATAGACACTACGTTGGTCGCAAGCGTCTTGAATATTTATTTGCCAATCTACTTCTGCTATAATATCATAAGCAAATATGGCTCTTTCATTCCAAAGGCTTATAGCCTCTTTAACTGTTATTTCAGCTCCAATAAACATAATTTAAAATTCTATTTTTAATTGAAAGTCACCTGTATATCCTTTGTCTTTACAAATCTTAACAAATTCTTCAGGTGTTTCCAGGTTATACTTCATATCATCGAGGATAAGTTTCTCTATGTGTTTATAGTACCATACTTTAAACCTACGATTGTTCATACCGTAATTTTCGATAATCTCATCGTATTCTATATTTGTTAATGGTCTATCACATATGTAAGTCCAATAGTTCTCTACGCCACTCTTACGTGATTGGTAAGGCATTGTATCTATGATAAAGGCTATTTGTAAACCTTTGGAACTTTTCTTGTTGTAGAGAGCGTATTTAGCTCTAAAAGAATGTTTAGGTAAGTGTTTCTTTATGAACTTTATTTCCCTTTTAGTAAACTTATAATCTTTAGGTTTACTATAAAGTTCTATCAAGTCCATTAAACAACTTTTAATCCTTCATTCTTGTCTTCTATACGTTTATGTACGACTTCCATTGTAATAGCATTACGATAGAGCTCATTGCATAGTACTGTGATTTCTTCTTCATATTGATTAATAGCATTTTCACAATTATTAGCCCAATCCCAAAACTCTGCATAATCTTGTAACATTTCATCATCATCTTCCCAATCATCTATGGTATCTCTATCATATGCTATTTGAAAGTCATAATAAGAGCCAAAATCGTGAGGACATAAATTCCAATAGAAATATGCTTTATCGTGAAATTTCAATGGTACTTTCAACTGATCACTCTCTGTAAAGAAAGCTGTCATTATTTGTCGTTCAATCGCTGCTTTAGCTTTATAGGTATCTGTACCTACTTGTGCAAAGCCTACTGTTCCGAGATATATAATATCCCATCTATTCGGTAGTGTTTTCATATTATTTCCATTCGTTATAACCGACTTCAAAAGCTATTGAGTCGAATTTTCTTATTACTGTACCATACATACCTCTTTTTGCGTATGATTTAGCACACTTCTTATCTATAGAACTCTTGTCGTTACCAGCCCAACAATGTTCTGTTAAGTCCATTACTACATCTACGTTATGTAGAAAGTTTAAATACTTTTCGTAATCTGATTTAGATTTTAATGCCATAATTGTTTATTGTTTTATTAATATTATTCGTAATCTACTACAATTCTCGTTCTATTATAAAAAGAATTTTTGTCTAAAACTTTTTCTTCTCCTATTTCATATATAGCATAAGTAACAATAGCTATTCCATCTATTATTCCAAGTCTTTGTCCTTCTATTGGCATAAAAGGAAGTTCTACTTCATAATAAATAGCTTCATAATGTTTATCGTATAACCATCCTTGTGGTTTATAGTATTTGATATAATCTTCTTCAGTATGGCAACAGCCATCTGTTTTAAAAGGGTCTAACTCTACTAATACTTTTATCATCTTTCAATTTCTACAAATAATTCAACTTCTCTACATAAGTTCTCATTATTGATTAAATAATCAATACCCTTAACTTTGAAAGTAGTCCAATTTAGATCTCGTTCTGTGTCTCTTACAGGAAAAGAAATAAGCTCTCCTATTCTCGGTACATTATTTGTATAGAAATATGAAGGGCATTCTTTTCTGCCTTCTCCATCATATTCTACTAATACTTTTATCATTTTATAAAAATTTATATGTTTCTCCTATTGTTTTAATTGAAGTGCTTTGCCAAGCACCATTTCTTATGGACATAATATTTCCCCAATGCTTATGAAACATTCTCATAAATGGTTCGTATTTGTTTTTCCATTTTTCAAGCCTCTTATCATATTCTTTCTCTGCTAACTCATTGATTCTATCATTGAAATCTCTACCTCTGGACTCATACCAATCTTCTTTGTGAGAATGTATTTCCCACATTTCTTCACAAATTTCATCGTACTTAAAGTTCGGAATAACACCTAAAGGATAGTGATGTAATTCAGCTTCATCAGTAGTTAGTATCAATGTATCATCATTCATCGCTAATACTATAGCTGTACCCATATATGCTGCTGATAGTTCTCTATGATACATATCATGTTTGTTTGGAAATCTCCAATCGCATATACCTTCTGATTCATCAATATTAAAGAAATAATCATCTTGAAAAGATGCAACTTCATACTCACATATAAGTTCGTATTTTGTATCTATTTCATCTTGTGTAAGGTCTTCGAATTTCTCTTCGTCAATATCCTCTACACGTTCTTTAACAGTTTTATCTTTATCAGGATATGATTCAGTAAAGTCTAAAAAGAAAGTAGTAGGATTATACCTACTACTATCAAAACTTTTTATTATTGGATTACCTGCTCCCATTAGTCTACATATGTATAATCGTTAGCTGAAATCCATTCTATCTTAATACCTCTTGCTTTCGCTATAAGATGCATATTTTCAAGTACTCCCCAACTGTTAGGTGGATTGTAGTTTACAACGTGTGATGCTGTATCGACTTGAATTGTCGGGTCTTTGCCGTCCCAATAAGCTATTGGTAACGCACTGTCGATGTGCCTTAATTCTTCTTCTGTATAAACAGCTTTCATTAAGTCACCTTTACTTCTGACTTTAATTGTTCTCATAATTTTCTTTTATAAAATATTAACTTCTTTTTCATCTTTTGGAATTATCTGTTGTACTTTTTTAAGGTTTATTTCATACTCTCCAAAGTTTGAATTAACAGAGTTCTTTAAACGTTCCAATACAAGTTTAGCTTCTCTTAATGTTGGAACTGTAATACTTAATTTGATTTTGTAGCTCATTTATCTATTGTATTAATTAATTCATTACAATTACTATACATAATCTTCTTATCAAAATCTCTTACTAATTTCCAATCTATCACACCTTCTTTATTATCATTACAATAATTAATAAGTTCGTGATAGTATGGGTCTAATGTGCTCTTGAAAGTTTCTGAATACTTCCATTTACCACTTGCTAATTTTCTATAAAATTTATACATTATGCGTGTTTGGTAGTTTCTTGAACCCACTGTGATAACTTAAGAGTCATCTCTTCAAATTCCATTACATCTTCAGGATAGTGCTCATTCATTAAATCAGCATCATCTTCTTCAGTTAACCAATGTATCAATAATTTATTCTGTGCCTCTCTAAAGTTTTTCAGTAAAGTATAGGCTTCAACAGAAAGATTAGGTTTTGGATTCATATCGTTTTTAGCGAATATATTCCAAAAGTCTTCTTCAACTCGATATAATGAAGTATCTGGAGTATAATCATTAGTATCTAAATCTAATGTGAAACTACCATCAAGCATTTCTCTAATGTATAAAGCACCTTCATAAACATGTAGCTTTGCAGTTCCTTTAACCATTTCATGGTCAATATCATATAATGTATGATATTGTTGTTGATTCATTTCAACTCTTGTTCTTCTAAATTCTTCTAATGTCATAATTATTCGTTTCTTAAATCTGTTATTTCTCCATCAAATATTCCCCAAGAACAGTTTGATATATGTCTTCCCTGTTCTATTAAAAATTCTTCTATGCGTTCAGCACTCCAATCACAATCTACATCGTATAGAAACAGTCCATTTACGGACTGGTCTATACAAGCTACAGGAATTAAATATCCCATTATTCGTCTCCATCAAAATTGTTAAACACTTTGTCTATCAGCTGTACCAAATAACTATTGGTTAGTTTCTCTGGTTTAGTATCTCTTATGATATTTATCAGCTGACTGAAATAAGCTATATCTACACCTATCAATTGTTCTTCTAATATGACAGGGTTTTTAAGGTCTAAGTCTGAAATTTGAAATAACATTTTCAATATTTCTCCTGCGTTAATAGTCCACTGACGCGTAATGAATTTCTTCATTCGTATTACAGAGGTTAAAGGATATTTACTTCCCTGATAACGTAGCTCTTTAGTCAATAGACTTTCCAATGCTCTGATATTTGTTACCAAACCATCTTTATAAGTCCAATAATTTGTAGCGTGTATGAAATCAAATGATTCGTGTATCTGTTCAGCTGTACCACTAAAACGTAATACTATCTGAATATCATCTGATAATGATATTGCATTTTGAGAATAGAAAATAGGAAAGTATTTCTTTCCTTTAGCTTTTTGTTCTTCTATATCTTCATTTGCAATAGCTATACCAGCACCATCAATTTGTAATTTCACTTGACCAGGATGTAATGACTTATACATTACTGCCATAAATGAAGTGTTACCATAAGGCATATCCGTATAGTTTTCTTCAGGTGGTAACAATCCTAAATAATGTTCTCTGTTATTACCATCAAGTACAGTAAGGTCATTAAATTTAGCATAGTGCTTTGCTAATTTTAATAATACAGAATGGTCTTGTATATAAATATCAAAATCATTGATATCTTCTTTTAATAGCATACTTGCTATTGAGCCTCCTGATAGTAAGATATTTTCTCTTACTTCAATAGTTAGAACTTCATCGGTTATTGTTGATAACCAATCTTCCATTTTCTTCTTAATTACTTTGTTAATTGTTTTTACTTTCATCTTATTATATTTTAAATATTAAACATAAAAAAACCACTTAAATTAATAAGTGGTTTTAATATTAAAATTTTCCGTTATCTAAATTATTTAACCATAAATTCAAATCAGATAAATTTAATTTAGGTATCATATCTCTATTGCCATTAGCATACAATATGTTTAACTCATAAGGAAAAGCTATATTGGTATGTGCCATTTGACCTGTAGATATTCTTGCTGAATTACCATTATCAAATGATATATCAGCAAACTTGTCAAGCTCTGTAATCTTGATGTCATTATCAAGAGTTCTAAAGTCTTGCCATTCTAATTTTGGGATGATATATTTCATTATTTATTCTTCTTCTTTGCTTCTTGGTCTTTAATTACTTTTTCTAATTGTGAAATTCTTAAATCTGTATTGTTCTGTTCCCATTTGATAGCATCAATGCTCTTTTGTGGAAAACCTAACTCTACAGCTTTTCTGATAACTTCATCAAAGCGTTCCTTTAATTCAGTTATATCTTCTTCAGGCATTACTAAAGTAGGTAGTTCTTCTACTACTACTTCCTCAACTACAGGTGGTGGTGCTATTTTAGGAATGTCTTTAACGATAACCATTACACCTCTACGATTAAGATAGTTTTCTCCTTTGTTTTTCTTAATCTGTTCTATAACATCTTTAGGTTGTAATGATACATCAGATATTGGTGGCAATGGTATTTTAACCTTTGGTTCTTTTACAGCATTTTCAGCTTTCTTCATAGTAGCTACTACAACTTTTTCTTCTATGATTGGTTTTAAAGGTGCTGGTGCTTTCTCTATAATAGCTTCTTTTAAAGGCTCATTAACTTCGAATGCTTCTTGTGGTGTTATCAATGGTAAAGCAAAGCTATCTTCTATAACTTCTATTTCTTCTTCAGTGATAACTTTAGCTGTTAAGTTTCCAGTAGCTACATATGTAGGTCTTTTAAAACTACCTTCAATTGGTGCTATGACTTCAATAGGCTTCTTCTTAGCTACTTTCTTCTTCTTGATAGGTGTTTCTACCTTTTCTTCTTTTAAAATCTCTGTATCAGTCTTTTCTTGTTGATAAAGAAACTCTTGAATAACATCTATGATGTTTTCTGAAATTGATTCTGTTTCAAATGATACTTTACTTAAAATACCATCTGTCATTACTGTTGTTACTTTCATTTGTTCTGGTTTTTATAATTATTAATCTCGTTTCTTAATTCTTTGAATATCTTTTGAGCGTGTCGTTTTGTAAACAATACACCAAAATAAAACCCTATAAAAATAGAGGATGATATTACTATTATTGCTTCTACAAGCATTACCTCTTTGGACATAATCTTGCTATTAAATGTTTTAAAAATAGTTTCTTTTGTTCTATGATTTCTTTCATATGCTCATCTTCATAATACCAAGCCATATCCCACCAAGAGTAAGAGTATTCATTTTTATTATAATGAATATTTTTATAGAACTTTACATACTTATCTTTTGATGGTCTATGCTTTCTTATATAAGCTAATGTTCTATTCATTTCTTTATCTGTTATAGTTCCTTGTCCATGTAACTTTTTAATTGTGTTACAAATATAAAAGTTGCCATTAAACAAATGAGAGTTTTCATAACTTAAAGTCTGTTCTGCTAACGATAATATATCTTTGATAAACATTATTGAGCGTTTTTTTCAAGGTCTTTTAAAAACTCTATAACATCATCTCCAATGAAAGCTACTTTCTTTTTCATAGCTTCTGCATTAGTATCAAATATTCTATGGAAAGCTTCTGCTTTCATATAGATAATCTCTCCTGTTCTATATGCTCCCTCTGGATTGATAGTTCCATTAGAGAACTTTTCGCTTTTATGTTCATCGCAACCTACAAGTGCATAGAAACCATTATCAAATTTCTCTTGTACTTCAGGTGAGATACCCCAACCAGTGATAGTATTAAGTTTTAAGGATTGTTTCAATCGTCCTGTTTCCCTATCAATTCTTGTGTCTAACAGTAAATTGTCTGTGTCATATGGTTGTCCTGTGACAACACATATTTTTTGTTCTAAACTTACGTGTGATTTGCTCATTAGTTTTTCTGATTTAATTTATTAATATATTCATCGCATTTCTGTATGATAATTGTCATTTCATTATCATCAGTAAGTTCAAAGATGTCTGGCTTCTCATAGCCTATTAGATTAGTTCCTTTAGGAAATATCTGACTCCACTCATATACATAGCCTTCATTCATTCCATCATCATCTATATCTTCAGCTCTGCTATCGTGTACATCAAACCATTTTCCAATAGCGTGATCGTTACCATACCATATTGTGATATGCTCTGTTAATTTTTTAGAATGTCTACTCATA